CCGTAAGAGAACATGTTATCGAACTCAAACTTTTTAGGAATCCACATAGAATTTCTTGGTACTTCGGACTTGGACAATAACTTATTAAGATTGGTATTTATCTCCAATACTCTGTTAATTGACTCTATATCTTCGCCAAAAGTCGTCTCTAAGAAACTAGTCAATATAGTATTTTGATAAGTTACGTCTCTTACGTCGATGTTATGTAGTCTTTTTTCTCCTGTTTCAGTGTTAGAAAAATCGTTAACTTTTTGTATCGAACTTTCTACTACATTTCTTGTTTGTTTTACAATAGAAACGATATCTTTAATTACGGACTGAGTAGTATTTTTGTATCTAACTCTCAAATACAAATTCTGAGGAAGGTAAGAGGGAATTGGATCGTAGACTCCAGTGTCTACGTTGATTGTGTAGAACGCTGTATCATTTTCTATCTCTACGTACTCTGCTTTCTTATTTTCTAAGTTCCAAACGTATATACCTTTACCGATGGTTTCTCCATGATTCTGTTGAATTAAAGATCCTGGATATCCAATGGTATTTTCTCCGTCCAAAAATTGACGCGTATGAATATCTCCCAACAATCCTATATCGAAGCCTTCAAAATCGGAAATATTTAAGTTTTGATCTAACAATTGAGCGTTCTCTCTTATCTGTACGCCGGTAACAGGACCGTGGAATAAAGCGATCTTGTAGTCGCCTTTGATCTTTTCTGCCTTAACGTACTTGTCCTCTTTATCGAATACAGACCAATGAACAAAAGTCCTATTTGCGATCTTAAAATGGCAAGTATCTTTAACGTACAACAGATTTGGTTCGTTCAACGCATTAACGATTGGAGTCAGTGCGTCCATTCTGTGTGCGTTATTTAAGTTAGCATCGTGATTACCAGGAATCATTAGTACTTTACCTATAGAACACAGATTTCTTAAGAAAGTATGTACCATTTCGACCAATTCAGGAGTAACGTCGGTCTTTGAATGTACGATGTCTCCTGTCAATACTATTAGACTATCGTCAGTGTAAGTATCTCTTATGTAGCTGTATAATCTTTCGAAGACTCTATTGTATTCGTCGTGTCTTTTGAAGTTTCTAATGTGAATATCGCTTACGTGGTATATCTTGTTAAGCTTTGATAATTCGATTGTGCTTTGTATCTTGTGCATATTTTATTTTCCTATTTGTAATCTTCTCAATAGAAGATCTCCAAACGTTAATGGTTTAGCTTTTTGTAATAATTGCGTCATTTTTTCGAAGCCCAGATCGCTTGGGTCCTTACCTTCCAATTCTATTAAGTATACTTCTTTACCGTGGTCAAGTAGTGTCTGTGAGTAAGTCAGCGCTTCCTTGAGTGCATCGTTATCCAATGCTAGATAAACAGTTTTGACTTGGGATTCTACCAATTTTAGCATCAAAGACTTAGGAATAGACTTGCCAAATAATGGTATGGCATTGCGTTTTATAGCGATTGCATCGAATGCACCTTCGCACAAAATTACTGGAACTTGCCAATTGATGAAGTACTCCATGCCTATGATTTCGGTCTTAGTAACTGCTGGGGCATCGTATTTTAAGAACGGATCTTTCTCGTAAGATCGCGCAACGAAGTAATTTAATTTACCGTTTTTATCATAAGAAGGCACTATAACCTTGTTTCTATATCGTCCAGTTTTACAGTATCCAAGATTGTATTTTAGTACGTCGGGAGCTTCAATTCCACGCATTTTTAAATAGGATACGGCTCTACGATAGTCTAATGATCCATCGTTTTTAGTAAAAGATTCGAACTCTTTTGGAAGAAAAACGCTCTTGTCTCTATCGTCCTCGATCTTGGTCCTGTCGCTCTTAAAGTAGCTCTTCATCTCCAAAACTCTTTCGTTTTCTACTCCAAGTTTTACCAATAAAGAAACGGGCGTTTTACCTTTGGTTTGAGGATGGCATGTCCAACAATTATATTGACCGGTCTTTACGTTAACGATCAACTTAGGTTTCTTGTGGTTACAAAAAGGACAATGAAACGCGTAATCGAAAGTATGACGATCCTTTTTGCCTTTACCCAACAAAGATTCTAATAAGCCTAATACGTAGTCGTGTGGTTCCATATTAAGTTAATATACTAAATAAAGCTCTAATAAAAAATAAAAAACTTATGTGTGAAAAATAGTTTGAAACACTTGAAACATAATCTTTAGTTGAATATCATAGATTTGTATATTTAATCTTGTCCTAAGATAATAACCAAAGGGGACACAACAAGGGGAATGAATATAGAAGAATTAAAGATAGATAATATAACAGAAGAAGATCTGGATATTATATATAATTATTTAGACATGCAGTTTGCTTTCATGAACGATGATGAAAAGATCACGTGGATACAAATCATGAAAATAATCGACAAAGAATTTAAAGATAATGAAAATAGCAACGCTTAAAGGCTGCAAACAATGCGCAAAATTAAAAGCCAATATCTTTGGTTTGTACGTAGAAATTGATTGCGATAGTAACCCTGAATTTTGTGATTCACTGGAAGCCACAACAAATACTTTCAAGTATCCAATGGCGATAGTGAACAACACTGATCTTTATTACGTCGCGGATTCTTACGAGGATCTTAAATTGATTAATACGAAAAAAGGTGATTATATTCTAAAACCACAAGCTTCTCTTGAACAAATGATAGAGAAATTAAAACAATAAAAATGAAACATAAAGATTTAGTTATTAGAAAATTCAGTGAATTAGTTAACTTAATTGCTGGACAAGAATCGTCGATCTCTAGATTAGAGCATCCAGATATTCTTAAGCAACAATTAGAAAGAATGAGAAACAAGCTTACTGAAATTGAGATCTTAATCAATAACGAAGAACAACAACAATTTAATTAAACAAAATAAAGGTTATGAAAAAACTAACAGAAGAGCAAATCATAGAAAACTTATCTAAGTTTTACGGGTTCATTGAGAAGTACATTGCATCTGACAGAAAAGATGTTTTACTTAAATTCTATTCGGACAGAGAAGTTACTTTAGCAAGTAGTCCAGCGTCTACAAAAAAAGGTCATCACAACTGTTTTGCAGGTGGATACATAGAACACATAAACAGAGTCGTAGAAGCTTCTTTGGTAATGGATAAAGTATGGGAGCGCTTTGGTCAGAAGAAAGATTATAGCATTGAAGAATTAGTATTCTCTGCCATTAATCATGACCTAGGTAAATTGGGCACTAATGAAGAGCCTTTCTATATTCCTAATGATTCTCAATGGCATGTAGAAAAATTAGGAGCTCATTTCAAGTACAATCCCAATATTACTCACATGAGAATTGCAGATAGAAGTTTGTTTTATTTACAACAAGCCAATATTCCTGTTAGTGAGAACGAATTCTTGGCAATCAAATTACACGATGGATTGTACGAAGAATCTAACAAATCTTATTACATAACCTATAGCCCTGAGTCTGAGATCAAAAGCAATTTACCTTATATCTTGCATCAAGCTGATCTAATGGCATCAAGGGTAGAAACACAAATTTAATCATGATTATCGGAATTATTTCAATCGTTCTATGGATTGGAGGTATCATTGGATACGTCATCTGGAATCTTTTAGAGAAAAATAGAAAATTAGAAGAGATCGTAATCAACCAATCTTCTTTTGTTAACGACACAATTGTAATGTTGGACGAGTTCAACGCATTAGTAAATAAAATAGACATGACAATGTGGGTACAATCAGACCCAGAATTGTTACAGCTTTTTGAAACAATCAAACAAGTCCAAAAAAGAGTTCAAGAATTCACTGGCAGAAAATAAATTATGGCTGAAGAAAAAGAGGTAGAATTTTTAGGACTTACCAAGAAAGGTGCTCCAAGGAAAAGAAAACCGAAAACAAAAAATAACTACTTTACTTCTGAAACCGAGGAAGCTATCCTAAGGTACAGACTGTCTCCAAGTCAAGCCGAGAAAAACAAGATCTATAATACTGAGATCCACAATGCGTTCTACAAATTGGCGGAAAACATTATTCATACTTTCAAGTTTTATCACACCGAAGTGGACAATATAGAAGATTTGAAGTACGAGGTTATCTCATTCTTGTTGCAAAAATTGCACCTTTACGATCAGTCCAAAGGTAAAGCCTACTCTTATTTTGGCACAATTGCAAAGAGATATTTGATTATCTATAACGTAAAGAATTACAAAAGAATGGTCTCCAAAATAGAAGTTGAGGAGATAGACAATCAAGACGGTACACACGAAAGTTTAGTATTGGACCCTGAAAGTGAGACCATAGACAGGCTAAGCGTAATAGAAAAGTTTATCAAGTGCGTAGACGATAATTTAATGGATTTGTTCGAAAAGGAAGAGGAAATCAAAGCAGCTGACGCTATCTTGGAGATCTTTAAAAAGAGAGAAAACATAGACGTATTCAATAAAAAGGCCTTATTTATCTATGTAAAAGAGATTGCAGAAGTTCAGTCCAATACCATAACAAAGGTAGTAAAGAAGCTAAAAACTATTTACCTAAGTATATTACAGGATCAAATAGAAAACCACGATCAAGATATTTATATCTAAACAAAATCATGGAATTAGAAAAGGAAATATTTCCGGGTAAGAAAATATCTGACCTTGTTCAAGAGGTTTATAATAGACAAAACAATCAAGATGCGGCTATAAAAAGCAAAATAGAGGAAATAGCCGACATGATAGAAGGTCCTGGTGACGCTATAGTTTTGAT